ACCAACGGGTCGAAAACCGTATTGAATGTTTCTTTGCTCCTCCAAACCAGACTCTGGCCTAGGGTTTCTTAACGCTTGGGGATCAGCCCCTACCTTGGGAGGGAATAGCTGAGGATGCTTTGGATCGAACTCGTCCTTGCCGACACGCGCCCCTGTCCACTCCTCTCGCATATCTCTCAGTCTATAACGAAAACCAGAACGATCCGAAATTCCATACGCATTCTTGTCTGAAGCATAGGCCATGTCACACCCTTAGATACTGAATGCTTGGTTGAAGTTTAAGAGGAACACGATCCTCGTCCTCGTCAGAGGCCCGTTGGAACTCTTCTTCATACACACTCTTCAAAAGTTGAATCCGTTCCGGCGCTCTTTTCATAGCGATATAATACGCCAGCCCCGCTACCATACATGGGTAAAACCGAAACGGCATGTCCGTTGTGTTCACCAACGTATCGGCGTCCTCAATTCTCTGCACATAGTAGTAGATTAACTGATCTGTAGAGTTCTCGGGAACGGCCCACAGATTTATAACAGGATCAATCTGTCTGTTAAACCAAAACTGGCTTGGTCTACCCTGCGTGGTTTTGTTGGGAAGAGTGGCATACTCCCCCCGACTAATTCGTTCTACCTCATAGTCTGTATTGCTGCGCCTAAGAACAATTTCTAGTACATCAACAACATCCGCCGTTAACGTCTGAGTGGCCTGCCCTTGCGTCAACGTTATAGTTCCCTGCGCCACGGTCCACATGTTGATGCCACGGTTTGCCCAATCAGCAAACATTAGGTTCAAAGACCTACGCGCCGTTCGAGCATCGTAGCCAGTGCGGACCTCTAGTCCACACCGCTCATACGCTTCCTCAATAATCTCACCAACATCAATGTTGAAATCTCTGGACCCAGAAGTAGCCATGATTAATACAACTTCGGTGATTGATTAGTTTTAATCATAACACAACCGCCGTTTTTAAAGCTTGTAACTTTGCCGCCGTTTTTCATGTACCCCATTTTATTACGAACTGGCTCAGGTAACTTTTTAAGACCAGTCTGGTCTTCTGTTGGTTGTTTCATATCCATTAGACTTCTCCTTAAAACTGACGAACAGCGCCCTTGGTACTCTTGCGCCTAGATTCCATTACTTGTCCGCAGCCTTTCGCGACCGCTTCGCCTTCTTTGCCTTCGCCTTGGTAGGGCCTTTTGACTTGTCCCCCAAGGGTATAGCCTCTGACCTTGGCTTTCTTAGTGTTACTGACAACGGTTTTTCCTTTTTTGCCAGCTTTCTTCTTTTTCTTAGCAGTCGAAGCTCTATCTGCTTTAGAAAGAGAACGTGCTTTAGCCAACGGAAGGCATCGGTCAGGGTTCTTCTTGTCCTTTGAAGTACCGCATGGACCTTTGATTTTACCATCAGTTCCTATCCTCACCCACTTCTGGTCGCGCCACTTTTTTAACTCGCCCATTACGACTTCTTCTTCTTGCCTTTTGCACCCTTAGCGTAGTTAGGGTCTTTGCAATACTTTGAAGCCGCCATGTTTGCATACGCCGAAGGATACGTGTCAAAAGTTCTTTTCGCCCAAGCCTTACCCGAAGGACAAATCTTGCTGCCCTTGGATTTAGGAGAAGCCTTACCACCTCTTTTATAGTAGGTAAGACCCTTGAGAGTCTTAGCGGGTGGCTTGGACACTTGCTGTTCCATCTGACCTCTGGATATAGCCATAATCACGCTCCATAAACGATTTAATGTACGCTATTTCTGACGCTATAACTTCTGTTTTTTTATCTACAGAGATTAAAGTTTGAGTTGTCCAAGTGGCCCAGCTATAACTGACCGCGCCAATGCCGCCAATAACCGCCGTAAGAAGAATAACTACCACTTGTTTCATCAACACTTCCAACGTTTTCTAGCCTGTCTTAAACGACTATTCGGGTCTTTAGCCGCCTTTGGAAACTTCTTCATCTGTCCTGCCGAACGAGCGCAATAAGACTTCCTGCGCTTGGCGTCCTTGCTGCCCTTCTTTACTTTACCCGTGACCGCTGTTTTAAGCTTTGATCCCGGGTTTGCAGCGCGGTGGGCTTTCACGCCCTTTTCCGTCATTCCCGCCCCAGACTTAGTGGGGCGGTAATTTTTCTTGTTACGCTTTATCGGCTTATCCGAACGACTAGCCATACTCTTTTCTCATATCCAGTATGATAGTGTATGTGTCCGCACTTGTATGACCGACTGTTGTGAACATCACATCTCCAGTCTTTCCAGAACCGGAGTTGTTAGTCAAACCGCCGAACACACTGTACTCGTGGTTGCCACTTTGGTTCTCACCTAGTTCAATACATAGAACATCGGTTGTTGCGTCCCAAAGAATTTGAACCTTCATGCCAATACACTGCCACCAGATTCTTTCTATCACAACGCCAGTACAAGCAGCGCCATCCAAACCCGTAGTCAGTGCAGAAACATCAACCTTCTTAACTGCCGATTCTCCGGAGCCATCTGAGATGTTCGTAAACTTTTGAACAACTCTTTTGGCCCCGTCGAAAAGCGTCTGTGTAGCTACAGCATCTGCCATATCACGCTCCTATTTATGCGATTTGCACATACTCAATGATGAACGTAAACGAACCCGCAGTGGTAGCGTCAACCGTATTGGTAATATTACAGAAGATTGTACGTTCCGCAGAAGTGTACTGAACAGAAGCCGGAGCAGTAGTGCCATCCTGCGTCTGAAGAACCAACGCGGTTATAGTCACGTTATGCTCAACAACAGTTGTACCCCCGTCTAAAATTTCATCAGTCTGAGCCGCAACGATCTGTGCGCCAGAAGAATCCGTACCAACCTCATAACCAATATCACCTGTGCCGATTACTGGAGAGGTATCACAAAAGATTTTAATGTCAGTGATAATGGTGTTTGCTGGTTGCGTAAACTCACCAATGGTCGGACTATCGCCTGCGGTAGTGTTTACAGTAACACCTGTCGCATAACCAACGTGCTTTACATACTTGTTAGTAACAATACCAGTAGACGCGGTGCTTGCCACAGTGGTAAATGCGCCCGTAGTGGTGTTCTTAGAAACAACTTGAAAGCCGTTTTCAGAACGCACTGGACCCGAAAAAGTTGTATTAGCCATGTTATACTCCTGTCGTGGCTAGTGTCAGACGCATTATGCGCCTGTCAGGGATGACAGAATGATACACAACCTTTTAACAAAAAGAAAGAGGCGATCCGAAGACCGCCTCAGTTGAGCAGGGAGGGAAAATCCTTGCGGTTATTGTAACACAGGTTACGCTCCGGGGGAACCGAAGATACAACGTGGGTCTGAGAACCCAAAGCTGTAACGCTCACGCGCCTTGAAGCGCATGTTACCTGTGTCGAAGTCTGCTTCCATGTTGGTAGAAAGAGCGGTGCGCTCAAAGTGGATCATTCCACGAGGAGCATCAGTCATGATGAAGAACGCATCTGGGTCCGTCAGGAAGTCGTTAACGGCAAAGCCATTAGGCAACATACCCATCGAACGGATTGCGTTGGTATCATTATCCGCAGTGCCAACGCGAAGGTTAGACACCATCAGGCGCTCTGCAACGAACTGCAGTTGACGTGGGATAAGAAGCTTCAAGCCCCGAAGAGCAACCTTTAATCCACGCTCATCAACAAAACCAGCGATATTGATCAAGGCATCTTCAAGAGATGTCTCATTCAAATCAGCGGCTGTCGAAGGTTCGTTAGCAAATGTGCCACCATTCGTCAGAGGGTGAGACGCATCACACAAAGCAACCCCGTCACCACCAGCAGTAGCGCCAGCAGTAAATGCATTGTTAAGAACCGCAGCGGCCTTAACTTGCTTGGTGTGTGCCATTGAACGAGCCAACGCACGAGTATACCGCGAACCAAGACGATCATAGAGATTGTCTTCGATTGCTTCCTCTGTGATAGAGAACGCAAGTGCGATAGTTTCGTGGTTGTAACGAGCAGTGTATGATTCGTTAGCATCGTCAAACGATACGTTGGAACCCTCCGCCTTAGTAGGCGCAGCGCCAAATCCACTCAACATAACTTCTTCCTCGAACGCTCTGTCCGAAGATTCTGTTGTGTAGATTTCTGAGTGTTGGTTTTCGTAACGGTCGTACTCCATTCCAAACAGAGCGTTTAGTCCGGGTTCTAGCTCTTTCGCTAGTTGTGCGCGAGAAATAGCCATTTTCTAAACTCCTTATACGCCTGTCGTGGAAACAGTGCCAGCCGCAATGGAACCCGTAGGCGCATTGAAGTGGTTGTTGATACGAACGATTAACGGAATACCAGCCGCAGTAAAGTCGCTGTTATCAGGATCGTCCATGACGCCCATAATACGCAACGCCAATGTATTGGTGGTGGCGATAGTATTTAAATCAGCGGTTGCTGAAGAAATACCGGTACTGGTTGAACCGCTGTTGCCTGTAGCAAACGCAATGTTTGCAAAGACCGCTGCACGAATTTCAGCCTCAGTGTTTGCCGCAGCAACAACGTTAGACGTTGCAACAGTGAACAACTGTGCTGGGTTGTCGTACAAGAACGCCTTTACAGGAAAGTTTGAGTCTGCTCCTGATCCGGGCCAAAAGTTGGAAAAAACCTTTGAACCATCCACGGAAGAAACATACTCACATCCATTAAAGACGCCAGCGATTGAGACGTTACCGCCAGCCGCAGCTTGCAGATCGTCAATGACCCCTCCAGCAAGCGGGATAACCGCCATGCCTTGAAAGATCGGGTTACTATTGTCCGAAGCTATCCGATACTCGGTTGTACCAGTGGTATTAGCAGCGGACCCTAGAATGCCATACGGACGTAGCCCGAATGCTCCATTTGAATTTGCCATAATAGCAATCCTCTAAGTTTAGTCGGAGTCTCTACGTGATCCTCCGAACGATACACGACTTTGCCGATTATTAGATATCGGCATTGAAGGATGTTGTTCCTTCATTAAATCCTGATCGACAGCTACCATCTGTTCGCGGGTCCGGTTCCCGTAGTACGCGGATCGTTCGTCGATAGTCTCGGCAGGCATGCGACAAAGCATTAGTCCGCCTTGCCCTATTACTCCTTGATACCTTCCATCATCAATGACGGGGGCCTCATAGTCTGGATACTCATCAGAACGAACAGGTTCCCATCCTTCGCGCAACTTGGCATGGACATTCATTTTGTCCTCTTCGCCTCGCATTGCGACTCGTATCCAACGATGCACATACCCCGGAGGGGCTTCTGGTGCTTCTAAGTGGCTGGGCGGTGCCCAAGGTTTTCTGCGTGAACTTGTTTCACGGGTCTCGCTTTCACGAGGTTTGCGATTAGCCATAGTCTTAATCCTTCACATACTTAGCGTATTCTTCAAGCGGCACGTTCAAACGTTTCGCCATCGCTATTTGTGACGGTGAGAGCTTAACCGACTTGCGCCCCTGTTTTGTAGTGCTGCGGGATGCGGATGCGCCAGCGGATGCGACCTGTGCTCCTCCCGTTTTGTTCGCCTTTTGAAACTTGTGTGGAAACTCCACACGTATACGGCGATCAACCTCACTATAGTAGTCATCGCTCGTCGGGTCAAACCCTTCTTGCTCTACCATCTTTTGGTGTATTCCAAAAGCTGCGTAAGTCATGACCTCATCCGCGCCAAACCACGTATTGCTCTCTGCCCAAGACTGCGCTTTGGGATCGGGCTTTGCCGCAGGTTTTTCTGGGGGAGGCGTGGCGGCTGGAGTAAACGTCTCCTCCTTCGCAACCTCTGCTTTGTCAGAACGTTCCTTAGCTATACGAAGACGTTCTTGCTCAATAGCGATCTTTGACATCGCCTCCTGAGCCTGAACCATCTTATCAGCATCGCCCGTCTCATGAGCTTCCTTGAACACTCTCTTAGCCGCGTCCATCTGAGCTTCAACTCTACCGCCGTACTCAGACAAATATCCTTTGTCCAAGTTCTGCATGCGGTCTTTAAGATGCTTGTTCTCGTTCATAAGCTCCTGAGCAACACGAGTGGCCTCTTGGCTAACCCGTTCCTCATTTCGATACTTTTCAGTAAGCTTAGAGATGCGCTTCTGAACGTTGGAACTATAATTCTCAAGTTCCTCATCGCTCTTCTGTTCCGTTTCTGCAGAAACCTCGACTTGTTCTGACTCTCCCTCCGGAGCATCAATCTCTACTTCTACAGACTCGTCTTCCATAACTGTTTGTTCTTCTGCCATTGTAGCCCCCTAAACGTGCTTGATGTCATCTGGTTCCAGAAGAGTGGCTATCACCTCGTCATCATTAATGATGCGAACTTCACCGCCCTCTATCTTAAACCTCGACCCAGAATATCGACCGATACAAACCCAATCGCCTTCCTTGCACCACGGGTCAACCTGCGTACCGAATTTTGAAGGGTCATCATAAGCCAAAGGTCCAAGTTTTAAAACGTAAGCAACTACTGTCGCCACCGCCTCTCGGTCTCTAACCTCGTCAGGGATGTGTAAACCACCCGTGGTTTTGGAAGCCCCCTGATAAGGCATCACCAAAAGCCGCCAACCCGTGGGTTGCGGTAGCCTATCAAGAAGGGATTTATCTAAAAGGTCCGGGTCTAGCACTCGGTCCTTGGCGTCAACATACGCGCCATCAACAACAGAAGGGTCCGAAGCATCGGCCTTTCCTTTGTTCATTTTTTGCGCGAGATGTTCAGGAAGATATAAGGTCTTCGACATCTTCTGCGTTATTCTCCAGCAGGGTTTTTAGCTCTGACCGCGCGTAGGAAAGTCCCCGTATCTCTCCCACCAAAGATTTATAATGCTCCCAGTCTTTGGCAACACCATTCGATAGAGCGTCCGCGAGTTCCTCTTCACGCTCTCGCAGCACTTTATACAAGTACGCAGCTAATGCAACACCGTCCATCAATCTTCCTGATACAAGTTATTGAATATTCGATTCACGTCCAGCGTGTAGTCAAGATCAGACTTTGAATAGTGTACTTGCTGAGACGGCCTAAAGTCCGGCGCTCCTTCTCCAACCTCAAACCAAGCAGGGTGAGTGACCCGAACTCTGTTGTTAGGTAACGCCACTATATTCCCAGTCCACTCCCCAGCGTCCAATAGCTGAAGGACATGAGACTGCTTGTGTTGAGCAGGGTCATCCGCAATCTCACTCTCCGTGTAATCTACAGTAAACAAGTATTTCGCGGCATACATCTCTCCGTCTATCTTCGCCATCCAAGGGCATGGAGTAGCCCTGTCCATGACATAAACAGCATGATGATGCGACGAACAATCCCACGGTTGAGCATCATACGTCTGCATAGGCTCAGGCCACTCCTCCAAAGGAATGTCTGCCACCAAGGCAGTGATAGGCATTCTTGCCCACATTGCTCCGCCGTGTACTGTGTCTTCTTCCTCGTCCTCTGCTTCGCAACCTGTGAAGATAACCTGAAAACTAAGACACCTATTCGGCATCGAAGTCACACCAATCACCATCGCATGCAAGAACTCACCGTGGTACTGCTCATGGTTATGAGTGTACTCACGCCTTACCCATGCCTTAAAATAAGGCACGTTAGAATGTAAATAAGCCATGTGTTATGTCTTGGCTCTACCGCCTTTTTTCATCTTCATCTTAGCACGACCACCGACTTTCATGCCTTTGGGCTTCATCTTAGCACGACCACCCGCCATCATTTTCTTAACTGAAGTTTTACCCCCAGCGCGATACCCTTTTTTCTTCATCGCCATGTCCGGCTCCCTAGATAAAGTATGCTTATCAATACACGTTAGTTTCGTCAGTGTCAATTTTCATGGGCACACAATACGCCACAGCGCGATCTGATAAACCAATGCCGTGGGTACTGTAACGCTCCACAAGAGCCTGCGCCACCCTGTTGCAAACATCCAACTGGTAGAAGTACAAATCATCCACAGCCAGCTTACGCTCGTCCCCATAGCCAAGATACAGCATGAGGACGAACACATGCATTAAAACATAACTTCAAAGTGTGGAGCATCAATGAAGGGCCTTCGAGACTGTGATCGGCGTGTATCTATGTACGAACACATAGCGTGTTCTGCCGTACCGTCATAAGCAGCAAGATCATCAATAGTCCACGCAGCGCCCCACCGTAGCTTAACACCTGTAGCCTCTGCGCCTTCTTTCATAGCATCAGCAATCTCATCATACAGGTTAAGTTCCCATCGGCCACCACCATCGCAATAAGCCATCAGATCAACGGCGTTGCCGTCAATGTGTTTCGATTTCATGGTTTGCGATGCCCCTTTTGCAACTAAGGCCTTCTGCTCCTCTATCGTTCGCAGACCGCAGATCACACTGAAGTCCTGCTTCGTAACGCCGATAGCGTACTTCACGACAGTTACCAGATCGTCGTTGACTCCTTCGAGCCTTGACAAGCTTCGTTTTCCTAATTTGTATCCCATGATTCATCCTTTACTTTCTATGTGTTTAGCCTGTTGCCGAATAAGTTCCTGTTGTTTCTTTAAGTCAAGCCACTGTTGGTCAGCCTCAGATAGCTTTGGAAAAGGAACTACCTTCTCGGTCATTTAGATGCGTACTTAGATATGGCCCGATTTCCGAACCAGAAAGCTAAAACTGCGCTCATGAGTCCGGCAGTTTCGGGGTCCCACATAAGCTCTACCGCTTCCGTCCAATTACCCCCAGATTGTCCCACCTTGACCATGATGACCACCTTGGTGGCTACAAACAATCCGAAGAAGGCATAAGTAATAACAGGACGAACACTACCCCTGAGAGCGTTGATAAAGCCTCCAGCGTCAATAGATCGGTCATGCTCATACAACCCTTTTGTTTCTGCAATGTCCGCCTGCTTATCAAGCTCAACCAGCTTCATCTCAGAACGCTTCTGCGCCAACTGCGTCTCAAGCTGCATCATCTCCATACGATGCTTCTGCACTTGATTAGCTTTAAAATAACTGAGAACCTCGGGGAGAAAAGAACTCCCAAAGCCCAGTAAACTTCCTAACAGCGCCATCATTTCTCTGATCCTAGCCATACCGCAAATGCGCCCGTCATGGACCCAGAACAAATTGATATCATCGTGGACTGCTGTGTGGACAAATCCTCTAAAGTCATCCCCCACTCCAGAACCCGTATATACATCACGGTCATTACAAACATCATAAGTCTCGGCATGAGACGATATTCTAGTATAGTGTTAAAAGTCATAGACATTAGAACCCTCCTTTCAGGCCATCTAATATTTCCGATAAACTAGGGCGTTTATCTTTCTTCTCATAGACACAACTAAATACTTTCGGACACTCTGAAAAACTAAGCGTAGGGTAATGATATCCCAGCCCACCAAAACCCGCACTGAATCTATACACACATATCTTTTGATCATTTACGTCCGTAAACCTTTTCCAAAGATGACATTTAACATGAGTTGGGTTTGCCACACCAGCAAGCGCCACAGACAATATAAGAGCGTGTATCATTGCGTAGCCAATACTATTAAATAAATCCCACCACCCAACACGCCGACTATGCCCAAAGTCAATCCGCCAATAGCCGCGTTGTTAGCCAACTGCCTTCTAGATTCCATAGCAGCATAAATTGTTGCTTCTCTCTCAGCACGTATCTTACGGCGCATCCCCAGCATCTCATCATAAGTCCCCAAACCAAACCTATAGTCCAGCATAAACTTAATCTCTTTTTCTTTTTCAAGCAAAGTCTTCTTTCGGATCACGATATCCATAGCTTGCTGCTCTATGTTATCAGTTCCGTGAGTCTGCTTATCTAACCACGTAGGTTTCTTGCGCTGAGACTCTGCCTTGGAGATATCAGCAACCGCACCGTACCACGCACCAAGTTGCTTGCTGACATCCTGTATCTCACGACCAGCGCCAACCAACATTTTAACGCCTTTAAAGGCCGCGTTAGCGGCTGCAAATGCCGTTACAGGGTCTATCATGGACGCACAATTATCCTAGTCCCTTCCGCATCATAGACTCACGTTGCATCTCAATGCGATCTTGGTTTACTTCGTTTCGGTTGTCGGCAATCTCTTCCTGCAAGTCCAAACGAGCCGCATCCGTTACCGCACGTTGCTCTAGCTTGGCACCCTCTATCTCAATCTTAGCCTGATCCATCGCAGCTTTGTGCTCCGCTTCCATCTGCTTGATCTGAAGTTCCTGCATGCGAATTTGAACCAGTGGGTCTTCTTCAGCACTCTTCTGACCCGCTGCCAAACGAGGCATGATATCCGCCATCAACTCCGCTTCCACTACCGCAACCTGAGCCTCTATCTGCTCAGGGGAAAACTGTTGTGGCTGCATCTGCTGCATCTGCTGCTGGGCTTGCTGCGGTGATATAGCTCCGGCCTGAGCCATCTGTTGTAGTTGCTGCATCTGCTGCTGCGGTTCCGCAACAAGAGACTGTACCTGCTCCATAACCACTTCACGGGACTTCAGTGAAACATGCTCCAACACATGAGTGATCAACCCCGCCAGAACAGGAGGAGTGTTTTGAAGTATTGGCAAATTCAACAAACTCAAGTGAGCCTGTATGTGAGCATCGTGGTCTTGAGGAGGGAAGGCCTTGGCTGGTTGTCCCGAAATCATGTCCGCGTTCTCCATCGCAGGGTCCTTTGGCTGCGGTTGTGGAGGGGGAGGAAGAATCTCGTTAATGTTTTGCACCTCCAACGCCTGATACATTCTACGATAGGCCGCATGGAGGTTATGCATTTGCGGGTTTGACTGAGCCAACTGGAGTTGTTGTTGGGCCAATGTAACTCGCTGCGCCATCGAAAAAATGTTAGGGTCACTGACTGGGAGGACGTCAACCCTGCCGTCGAAGTCTTGCGCCTTAACCTGCTGGGGTGCCCCAGACACCTCATATGGGTAAACAGGAGGTAGGTTTTCAGCGAAGATACGCGCCAAAAGCCGAAACTCGGTTTTCTGCGCGTAGTGCAAACGTTTGTGAATCGCGGACATAACCTTTGATCCACGTTCCAATAACGCAACAGTCGTGCCGACTGGCGTCTCTTGGTTCATGTCTGGAACCTGTTGGTCTGCTACAGATATAAAGCGTCTGCCATCTGCAACCAACCCGCCAAGCATCTGTGCCAAGGTAGCCGAAGGCTCCTTGTAGGGCAGAGGAATTATTGAATCTCTAATTGCACCGCCCGGAACATCAATGTCCCGCCACTCTCCCGGTTGCAGTGGCTCATCAGAGTTACGAACGCGAACACCGCGAGCCTTGAAACCAGCCGGAAGATTAGCTAATGTACCAGCGTCAATCAACTGGCGCAAAATGCTAGTTGATGCGCGACCTAAGCCGCCAATCATATGCACTAAACCAAAGCCATAAAACCCTAATCCGGGCATAAACTTGTAGTGAACAAAGTATTGACGCTTACGACGAACTGGGTCAGCGCCGTCATAGTTGCGCCGAATAGACAGGACCTGTCCCGAGTTGTCATCAATCGTAATGATATATGGCAGTTTTATGCCCGATGGCTCCCCTGTCTCAGGGTTTATGTCCTCAAAACCATCAATGTCCATGTCCGCATGCATCTCTAGCACCGTCAGAACATCGTCCGAGTAATTCTTTGATAAGCCCTCTAGCTCGTTAACCTTCTGACGAACAGAGTCAGCCTCAACCTCGCCGCCCTCCTTTAGATCAACGTCACGATACATGCCGCCAACCTGCATCTTGCGTACATCGTTGATGTCCATGCGCAAAACATGAGTGACCCGATTGCTCGTAGCCAAGTCAGAAGCAGAGTACGGCACAACTAAATCTTGTGCTGGTATAAACTGTGCAACTGCACGTTGTTTAGTGGGGTCGAAGTAAACCTTTTTAAACGTAGAGCCAGACAAAGGGAGATAAAACAGCATCTGATCCATGTCCGGATCGTACTCTTCCATGATCTCCGTAATCTGGTAGTTCATAAAGTGCTCTACACGATTAGCCTGATCCTCACGAGCTTGGTCCTGCATACCCATAAGACGAGTCCTAACAGGGCCACCCGCTGGCAAAAGCTCCTTGTATGCCTGCGCCTGAAACTGCGTGACACTTTCGCTAATCATGGGATGCACAATACCAGACGCACCCTCAAACGGAGTTGTGCGCTCCTCGGTCTTTAGACCCAGTAAATCCAAACCCTTGGTGTACGTCTGCTCCCAATCGGACCTCGACTCTAAATCTTCCTCGTATAAACCACGAAGATCAGAGGATATCTCGCCAAGAACACCGTCATCCAAGTATTCTGCTAAGTTTGCATCAAACGGAATGTCATCAGGTATATCCATTGGCATCTCTTCCATAGACTGGACTATCGCCCCGCCCATGCCGTCATCAATAACCTCGGCCCCGTTAGGAAACTCCATAGGCACATTAATCGGTACTTCTATGTCTGGTGACATCACCATCAGTAATACTCCCGTCTACGAGGTTTCCACTCATCCTCTTGGTCATCTTCGCCGTCCAGATAGATGAAACCACCCTGCCGAAAACGCATTAAAGCTAGGGTCATACTATCACAATAATCGTCATTGTCACCATACGGAAAAGAAGTAACCTCTTCGATGACCTCTTCAGGAAACTTCTTGTCCATCGGATACCAAACTATCCCCGCCTCAAACAACGGAGCTACCAAGTGCATCCTAGTGACCTTATCTTTGCCTCTGCCCGGAGAAAAACCCAAGGCAGGGATGCCCTTGAGACGTAATTCGTCTATCAAAGGTTGTCCAGTGGCCTTGGCTTCTATGATAACCATGTCTGGTTCCCAGTATTCGTGCTCATCATAGGCAATTTCCTTTAATTCAGGGAAACTCCACCTACCACGCTGCGCATCCATCAAAATTATGTGGTCAGGACCGCCCTCTAACGGGTTAAACACGCCCCAAGTCGTAATCGCGCTGTAATCCGCGCTTTCCTTCTTCGAAAACGCCGTGTCATACGACTGCATGACGTACTTTAAGGTCGGAATCTTGTCCTGCTCCCACGGTTGCCACCAATCGCGCTTGATAATTGCAGATTCAGAGGCCGTGGGCGTCTGTTGCCACTGCGCAGACCACTTTGAAACAGGCAAAGACGCTTTAATTCCCAGTAATGCGTCTTTTTCCCAGAACTCAGGCCACAAAGGGTTGCCGCTAGGCATAATTGCTGGAAATTCTACCACTTCCCACTTGTCTGCCATGATGTCACCGCCCTGTCGGGCCAGTAATCGACCCGTAAGGTCCTTCTTACCCCAGCGGGTCATAACAATTATGATTGCACCCCCCGGTTGTAGACGCTGACGGGGACCAGAAGTGTACCACTCATACGCATGATCAAACGCAGTGTCGCTCATAGCGTCCTGCTCCGAGTGTGGATCGTCAATCACAAACAAATCCGCGCCACGACCCGTGACCGCCGCACCAACACCCGCCGCAAAATACTCGCCGCCCTTGTCAGTGCCCCATTTTCCCGCGCCCTTGTTGTCTTCCTTCAAGTTCGTCTCCGGAAAAATCTCCCGATACGCAGGATCGTCAATTAAATCTCGAACCTTCCTACCAAAACGTACAGCTAGTTCTGTATTATGGGTAGCCTGAATTATCTTTAGTTTAGGGTTCCTACCCAAAAACCATGCAGGCATCAGGTAACTCGCAAACTCGGACTTCGAATGACGAGGCGGCATGTTAATAATCAACCGCTTCAACTCGCCACGAGCCACAGCCTCCAGCTTCTCCGCAATCACCCTGTGATGACGCCCCTCAATGAAGTTCTCATACACATGATGCGCGAACGGCATGAACTTGTTCTGCGCCTGCTCTTGTAAATCAAGCCGCTTCTTGGCCTCAGTTAAAGCCAGTATTTCTTTCAACGCCTCCTCGGGAAGCGCATCAAAGCTCTGAAGGGTCATCTTGTTCCTCTGCGGGATAATAAACCATTACCAACGTTCTACATCTAGGACACGACAAGTTCGTCTCCATAACATAGTCCTCATCGTCATCTATGTCATGGTCCCCGCCCCAAATTAACTCGGTACTACAATGCCAACAGTTCATAGTCCCTCCGAGCTAAAAAGAAAAACCAAGGCAGATAGCAAGAGGAACACGAAGGAGCCTTGTCCACCGTATCCTCCTCAATCTCCCTACCACAGTGCCGACACTTCATAACTAACCTATAATCGGTGTGCGAGGTATTCCAGCTATGCCTTGAGGAACAGGAGGCGAGATTCTCGGGGCAGTGTAATCTATAGGTTGAGTATAGTCCATCAAAGGAAGAACAGGAGAAGTCATGCCGCCGCCACCACCACCCGGAAGGTCAGGAAACGGAATCGGCTCAGGGTCCGCGCCCATTACAGGAACACACATACCCGTTACCGGATCAGTCTGATAACCCTCGGGACACGGATCAACAAAATCGACGATTGGCGGGTCGGGGTCATTCCCCTCCTGCCCCTTCATTGCAGCTTTTGTCATCGTAGTACGGTCTGTATAGTTGTCAAACGCTGTCTGGTACGCTTCCTCGGGCAATCCCGCATAACCCATAGACTCCATCGTTTTCTGAAACCCCGGTAGGTCATCACCCCCAGTTAAAGAACCAATGCCCAGACGGAGATCAGTTAAGCCGTCTTTCTTCGAATTAATATATACGTCCGTAATGAAGTCGAATATGCCTTGATTAGGATCATATTTCCTAACGCTGGGACCGCTGAAATAAGGAACACCCGAAAGATCAGCTGGATTTTGGGGATCATTATACTTTGCAGGTGCTTCTAGCATTCTTTGGTAGGCTTCAGAACCGTTGCCATCAGAACCTCCGGAATCTTGTTGAGACCTTGCGACCTGTTTGGCAAAATCATCGGGACGAAGTTGAGGGCGAAGGCTAGATGCACCAACGATTTTGTTACTAGAACCGCCATACCCAGCTTGTTTTCCCCTAGACCTGTCCTGACCCCGACCAGACGTAATGCTGTCAATGAAATCTCCTAAAGCACCCATATCAATTCCCCATCCTAAACATTTTTCCAATACTGTCCTTTAAACTACCAATGCCGCCCGTAAACCTATCCATAGCACTAGGAGGTCGTTGAGAAACCTGCAAGGCACTCGTCGGCGTAAGCATGGGACGTGGTGAAGACTCCATCATAGAAATGCCCTTCATAATATTACCAATACCAGAACGTTCCTTGTCACCCTTCTTAGCCTCCATGACAGCCGCAGCTATCGCCTCCATCCGAGGATTAACGCCACTAGCCGCTCCGCCCGTAATGCCCGAAGGTTTAACCCCCTGAGCCATCACAATGTCTTCGTCCGTCATGTTCTCAAAAGCTATGTTCGCAAGGTCCGATTCTGCCTCATCATTAACCGTGGGTCCCGCAACTAGAAACGGACGAATACCCCTCTCGTTTCGCTTTCCTAAAACCTTGTCAACATGCTTGACTGTGTTAGGAAACTGCTCCGACATGTCTAAAATGTTTTTGCCCTGAGCCAACAACTTCTCAACCCTAGAAGGGCCAGAATGATATCCAGCAAGAGCTAACTCATAATCCCCGCCAAACTTCTTTAAGTTCATGGCTAAATATTCAGCACCAAACCGAACACTGTCCTCAAGATCAAACTGATTCTTTAAAGGAGCTACACCATAACCGGGGTCTCGGGCCGTGCTGTCAAGAGCTTGAGCCGCGCCCTTCGCTGTCCCCTGAGAAGTCTCAGGACCAACCGCCCTTGGATTGTTGCTCGACTCCTGAAAAACCATCCTAGCTAAAATATCCGGTCGAACACCAAACTTACTAGCGTACTTCTGTATGTATCCGTCAAGCTGACTCATATCATATACCCCATTGAACCAAGGCCCGTGAGCCTAGAAGCAACACTGCCACCGTTCGCAAACGGTATGCTTGGTGTTAATAAACTGTCCTCTCTAGTCGTGACAGGATACTGAGGGCTAAAAACCCGAGTATCGTCAGCACTCATAGAAACCCTCGCATGCTTCTCAAACGCAGACGGGTCCAGCCTTCCCGAATATGCTAACTTACGAACGGCAGGGTACTTTCGAGCTAACTCAACAAACCTACTCTCCGGCAATAAAGCACCTAAACCAGCCTCAACACCACGCTCCAATAAACCAGAGCCTTTTGCTTGCCTGTTTATCTGAGTATTAAATTGCTGCGTAGGAGGTATCCTCTTCGCACCAGTTAAATCACCCTCCGAAATACGAGCCTGATGCTCCCCCGGATTTCCCATATACATCTCAAAAGAAGTGCGATTCAATAACGCATCACGCTCCTCCTTTAAATCCTCTATCGACGCCGTATCAACGTTACCGCCACGGCCATCGGATAACCGCTTCTCATGAAACGCAATCTTACCCTCAATAGAATTTAACCTACCCACCTTAAAATCAAACATTCCCTCCGGACTCGCGCCCAAAACATCGTCCTCAAGACCACCCTGATCTAATAACATATGCTCCATCTCATGACGAATAGTCTTCTTCTGCTCAGATAAAGGAGCCATGCTATTCACAACAATAAGATCAGCATCCGAATCATAATATCCAGCATAACCCTTATCGGTTAAATCCCTGAACTCAACACTGATGTTGTCTAATGCGTCAGGACGGTAGTTGGAAATAAACCGCTCAGAAGCACTCAAACCCAAAGAAACTAAGTCACCTAACTTATGAGAACCCTCCAACTTATCCGGAAAACTAAACTTAATACTATTCGGGTCAGAAACAAAACCAGCCCTGCGGTCCTTCAACGTTCCAGAAGGGTCTCGAATGTCTATAAAACGAATGCCGTAATTCTCCGCAATAAACTCACGAGAAGCACCTGAAGCTAAGGCCGACTCCGCATCAGATAAATCTCTAACCCCACCTGAAGCTAAAACTCCAAATTGTGGGTCATCGTCCATCGTTCCCTCACGAGACCGATTAGGAGTAGTAAATAAACCAAGGCGAGAAGCAGGCATATCCATATCCAATGCCCCAAACTCTTCAGCCGCAGCCCTCTGCTTCGCATCCGTAACCTTATCAAAAACAGAGCCAGCGCCCTTGTCTACCTGCCTTAAAGCAGCCACCGATAAAGGAACACTAGCCACCTTGCCAATAGGCAACAACTCCGCAATCCCAGAAGCAGTAAGAACATCGCCCAACTGAGCGTCACGAGCCTCCCCCTCATCCAAACCACTAGCCTTGTAACCCTCAATGCCACCCTTTAAACGAGAAACAGAAGACATCATGCCCTTGCTCATCTCCAATGGAATGTCCGTCAAAGCCGTAACAATACCCTCGTCTTTAACGTCCCCCCTAAAATCACGAATACTCTGCCTGCCGCCCTCGTATAAAGATTTCAAAACACCCAAGGGGTCCTCGCGAAGCTTGGAACCAGCCTCCTCACCAATGGTCCGGTAATCATCGTCAACGCCAATTACATTGTCCAAAAGATTGTAAAGAAAAGGGCGCGTCTCAGAAGACATCCTCAACGGTGATGGAGTAAACTCTGCCATGTTATCGAACCTCGGACCTTGGTTATCGGAACTATAACCAAAGAGAAATGATTTTGCACCCAGATTTTTTCCGAACGAAAAAACACCGAAACAATTTTACCGGACTAACACTATAGGACGCCGCACGACCCGTGTACCTCCTAAATGGGGGGGATGGGGGTCGAGGTTGTCTGGCTACCGTTGCAATTAGGCGTAGTAACCCCCGAAACATTGCCTTCCAGAAAACATAGGGTTGTTCTAGGGCCTTGTGTTTTCCAAGAGGCATGTGCTTTCTCTGGAGATTGCTTGTCTGGGAACGGCTCGTGCTTTTGCTAAGGCTTATCACGTTGCTGGGAATTTATTACTTGGTCCTGTGGTTTTAACTGGGCGTCCGAGCGGGCTGTCGTGAATCAAGCCCTCAAGGGGTCTTGACCCTGCGGGCTTCCATCCCTGACGCAAGGATAAGTTGAGCGGCTAGTCGCCGCCTGCTTCAAAGAGAATGGCCCCTGAACCGGAGCCATACAGTCTCCGAACTGTAGTCGGCGAACAAAGATGTGTTCGATCCCTCTTTATGGAAACAGACCGTTGCATGGGTGACGCGCCTAGGGCGCTAAGAAACCCCCATGCGATACTACGTTCCGTTATGGCGTCTGAGAGGGGCACCAGCTTACACCAAAAATGAATGATTGTATTCCACTCCCGCCAGCCCAGCAACTTTGCCCCTCAAGAGGTCAAAGTCTCGTGCGCTAGGTGTACTACTTAGCGTCATAGCGAGACGCGACAATCACCAACCAAACAAATCGTACTAGCCGATTTTTTGTCTGGACTTAATTTTAGGCGCAACATGGGCCTGCCTCTCAGGTCGCCTGTGGCACATTATGTAATATATATATGAACCCCCGTGGGCATTAAAACCCCGTTGGGCCACTTACAAAATGCACCGTCAACCCCCAAATGGCTTCTTACCCGAAGCCATGATCGTGAAGAACGATCTCACAACTGGGGGTCGGGGCCTATCACAAAATGTACGCAAATCAGAACCTGACGCTCCCATCATTTGTGATAGTGCGGAGTACCCGCTCCAAGACGGTGCAGCAAATGACGCGGCATCAGAACCAAGTATGATTTCCCCACATTTTCTGTCGCTTCGCTTAGACCCCTTGACCGTTCCCTCGACGCCGACACGCTAAGAGTGCGGTCGGCAAGTCTTCGGTGCGATTTTGAAAGGCGGCAAGCATCGGTTGTAATGCACACAGTTTCATAAGACATTACATAACTTTAAAGGAGTACCAACAATGGTCATCTTTCAAAAGCTTAACGATCTCAAGGACCACGGCGAAGCGCTGGGTTACTACAGGTTCGAGGTCAACTTCTACCTAGAACCAAGACCCAACTACGGCTCTGAAGTACGGTTCGCAGTCGAGTACAGAGCAACAGAGTCCGACTCCACCGAGTACCGTTACTTCTCTAAAGACAAGTTTCAGGACACCGACCTAGCGTTCGAGGAGGCTCGTGAGTTCGTACTCAACATGCCGAGCTTGGATGAACATCGTCGGCAGGACGCCGTTCGCAGGTCCGAAGCATACGAGGAGCGGATATTGGAGGACGCCGCTCACGAGGACGATCCGATCCTAAAGCAGCACCTGCTGGACAAGGCCGCTCGTGAAGCCAGCGACCGCAAGCAGTTGTTGGGCCTGTTCTACAAGCAGGGCTACCACATCACCGCTCAGTAATTACCAACGCGGGGGCCTCGGCTCCCGCACCAATCAACTAGGAGAACCACATGTTCGACGAAGATATCAAGATCGACGCTGACGCAAATGCGCTGGCACAACTCATCATCTCAATCGTTCAGTCCGCAAACAAAAGCGAGACTGACGCCAAGATCGAAGAACTGCAGGCCAAGATTGACAGTCTGGAAAATCAGATAGAGGAGTTCGACGTTAGCGACCACAGCTACGACATTGGAGAGATCGCGGTTGAGCACCTCAACAGCTACGGTGGTCTCCAAGATGCCGTTGTCGAGATCATCGACGAGTACGACTTCTCGGACAAGGACATAACCGTTGCATCAGGTACAACCTTTACGGTCACTGTAGACTGATGGCTTGGCTAGACAGTAACGTCTGGAAGAGGGGGTCGCGGTGGCGGCTCTCTCACACCAACGGAGAGTGGATGATAAGCTCGTTCCACAAAAACAAAACTCTGGCATTAGTCGAAGGTCGGAGGATGCTGCACGAAGGGAGGACCAAACAACTCAACATCTTCAAAGGCGATGGCACATGGCAATCGTCAGAAATTTACTCGGAGGACAACGTATGACTACAAAAAAATACACCGTAGGAGTACCGCAAGAAACAGGCCAAACGCTTGGCAACGCAATCAAGTTCAACTTGGAGTTCATGATGATGATGCTCCACTCAGACCGCAACGACGAAGCGGCGAGAGCATACGACCGCATCATCGCCCTGTGCGACCAAGCAGGGCAACCAGTCAGAAAGGACGCAGCATGAGGATAGGTGGATATCAAATGGAGGACCTTGGCTACGGCCTAAAGGTTGTAGAACACGAGGGCGGCTGGTCATTCTGGATGCAGGGTGATGACGCTCAACAGTTCCGCGACGAGTGGGAAGCGTATCAGGAACGGGTGGACAACGACTTCCGCCACTTCCTGTCAACGCACGAATATGATGGGCTGTTCAAATGAGAAGCTGGCCCATCTGGAATCAAATCACTGCCTGCGTATACAAGTCAGACAAATCGTATGGCGTCAAAGCAACAGGCGAGGTGACGGTCAAGGTCGGCACCTCTGCCAGTAACTCCCACATCTTCCTGCGACATACCACTACGCATCGGATGTTGGACAACGGAGACCGAGAGTATCGGTTCTACCTAGACGGCGAAGTAATCCGTCGAGCGGTTCTAAAGAAAGGAGCTACCGCGATTGAATACATCCCTAACTAAACAACTGGAGCAGCTACCCCTCAAGGATCGGCTGCTCTACCTAGAAGAGGCGTTGCGGGACAACCGCAGCGTTTCTCGACAATACACAAAGCTAATCGACTACTACCAACAACAAGCGGTCGATCAGGGGCTGGCAACGTGGGTCTACAAACCACCAAGAGAGCTTGCCCCAACCAAAGATCAGTTCGTTGGCCTCTTCGGTCAAGGAGCATTCGATCAAGTAAAACGTCCATCCAAACCAGAAAGGGACCTAATATGGCTCATCAAATAGACTTCATCGACTTCGGCACGTTCTGCGCGGACGAGATCAGGGAATACTACGACCTCAACCCTGATCTCTCTATCCTCACCTACGCAGGCATGCTGGGACTGACGGGGACAGAACTCAAAGACATCCTCATGACAGACGGGTCAGCCATCGACAAAGAGGAAAAAAAGACAGCGCAGCTAATGTTTGAGGAGGCAGACGAAACCCGAACCGAGTATTGCAACCGGATGGGCTTCGACATGTAAACTAAACAGGTGGTCCCAATCAGGGGCCACCGCATAACTCAAGAAAAAATGAGCGGCTAGTCGCCGCCTGCTTCAAAGAAAAGAAATTGAGTGCTGCGCACACTCTATTTTTTAAAACCACCTACACCCGCTGCGCGGATACAGGTGGTTTTAGTAAGCGGATTCCGCGCCGGAAGCCGCAAGACTTGGTTGGAAGCCGCAAGATTTCAGCAAATGACCCTCCATCCGAGGTCGAAGAGCCGAAAATAATTCATCAAAAGTACCGTACCGGCGGCAGCAACCGCTCTTGATGCCTGCATCAAGGGCCTCGGACCCATGACAACCGTCAAATAAAAGAAGCAACTTGCTAACGGGGTCTTTGACCAAGATGAAATTCAGACCGCCACGCGCCCAATATGCTGCATTCCACGCAACTTGATTGGGAGTTAGTTTTATTCGTGTACCGGAGGCTACTTTTAACTCTACCCAAAAGGGTATTCCATTCCAGATTACATGTACATCGGGTATTCCCCCGCCATGCTTGTTCTCAATCCGAGTTGCGAACGTCTTTTTCGGCAGTGATTTCCTCATTGTATTCCAAAAGTTCGCCTCCGGTCCCTTGCTCATCGGTAACATCCTTGTATTCAGCTTCTATATCGAAGGCTTGCGGGTACTTTTTCTGCAGATCAGTGAGCCGACCAACAATTTCATCCCGTGATAGTTGATCTATTGTGTTAACATTCTCCCTCCGGTCCACCGTCAAGCCACCCAAAGCTGACCGAATTTTTTCAGCGTTGATTGCTGCAGAATATTGACCATCCTCTTCTGCCCCACGAGATAGCTTTGAGAGCCGTTCAAGCTGACCCATGATGGTGACGCCGTAACGCCGTGCTCTTTCCTCCCTGAGTTCCTTCACACGCTCCACAACATGCGGATAATCCCGACCGTTTAACAACACCGCCGCTTGCTTCCCCGACAGACGGTGCGAATACCCAGCCATTCTTGCGCT